AACAGCATAGATAGCATCTAGCTTCTCTATAACTTCTGTTAATACATTATAAGTATTGATTCCTGAGTTTGGAAGATTGGGACCAGCGTAGTAAACATCATCTGTAGAGATACAAGGATCACTACAGTTGCAAGCTTTTCTTTGTGGAGTAGGTGGGTAATGTGACATATTTATACTGGTCTATATTGGATATAATAAAGTGCAAGTCCTGGTTGAACATTTGGATGGAATTCACTCTGTCCAGCAGGTGTATTAACGGTATTTACAAAAACATTTTGTCCTGCTCCTGTTCCTTTTAATCCTGTAGACTCAGAATTAAGTTGCAAAGCATTTCCACTATCTCTAGGAGCACTGGTACCATCACTTTTTCCACCTCTCACCTCACCCCAGTTCTTTACAAATGTATGTGTGTGTTTTGGATCATTTATAATAACTGTTGATGTAGCAATGTGACTATGTGCAGGAATTTGTGGTAATTCTAATCGTACTGCATTAGCTCCTGGTGTAAGTCCATAAGTGTATACAGGATTACCATTAACTCCAGGATTTGTTTGTGCTGGAAAATCAATAGTGCTTGGTGTGTCTGTTGCTCCTACAGGAACTCTTCCTCTTAAATCTGGTGTACCATTTTGTCCATTACACATAAACACTCTAGCCCAATATCCTGTACCTACTCCTCCACTATCAAATGTATCATTTACAGTGGGGTATCCATTAGTAGGACCATAATAAGGAACAACAGCAAAAGGAAGCATTTTATCACTAGCTAATGTTACTACTGGAGTGTTACTAGTGCACTGTGCAAGTAGTGTACAAAATTCAGATTTTGTTACAAATAATGGCAATTGATCTACTATTGTATCTACAGAAGAATTAGTAGTACAAACTTTTGCTATTATAGCTTGTACAATATCATGTGTATCAGAAGAACTTGTAACTCCTGTTAAACAAGGTCCAGTTACAGGATCTACTGGTATTGTATAAGGACTATTTAAATCACTAATATCAGAGACTACAACATCAAGTTGTGCTTGTATATCACATGAAGCTAGTATAAGAGCTTCTAATACATCTGTTAATACTATTTCTCCTTCTGAAGGAAGATAGTTCTGCACTAGCGCACATACATCTATACCACTAAGATCTATTGTTGTTCCAGAACCATTTAATGCAGAGATGAGAAATGTAATTAAAGATTGTTCAACTACTAATAAAGAATCATTAGTATGAATTCCTAATAAAGGAACATCAGCTCCTGTATATACAACACATTGATCTGAAACAGTTTCAACGCATCCATTAAAGCAATTTGTACAAGACATATTTATATTTATTTTATATTGTTATTAAAAATACCTGGTAGGACGAGCAGCATAACTGTAGTATTTAAAGTCATAGAACGTTCCAAGATATGGACCCTGAGCCCACGCATATACATCAGTGCCCTCACGAGAACTCCAATAGACAGAATTCCAAACACCTCCAATTGTAGTGCTGTTTAACAAAATTTTATTTAACTCATTTTCACTTGGTAAAAACCAATCGCTATATCCTCCTTCTGTTAAATCTCCACAAAGTCTAGCTGCAATACCAGCAGTGGCACAACCAGCCATTATATCAATAGTATTTTGATTACCTGTTCCTATCGCAAATCCATCAGCTCCTGAAATTGTTGTTCCAGAACATCCCCATGGTGCACCACCTGCAATATCTGATGTTGCTACAACAAGTCCATGTTGTACATTTGCATCATAACCAGGATCTCCTGGTTCTAAAATATATGCTATTATACCTCCTAATGCCGCTTGACCCACTGAATAAGTTAATACAGTAGTTGTAGTTGTGGTAGTGCTTGAACTAGTAGATGTAGTTGTTATCTCTCCTGTATAACCTTCTAAATTACATTCAACATCACGTAATGTTATATCAACAGAACTAATACAATCTTCTTTAGATGTAATTCTAACTGTAATTGCATTGTCTGGAACAGTTGTTGAATATCCTGCTACTAATAAATCTCTAGATACATTTTCTTCAAAAGGTTCAGAATATCCATCTAAATTAGAATAAAGATCAAATGGACCTGAATCTATCCCTGCTGTTGTTAATTGTAAGAATACTATCATTTGGTTTTATTTTTTATTGATCTTTTATTAATCTTATAGAGTAACCATCTCTCATAGGATAGTCATCTCTATATGCAATACCAGTATTTTTACGTAAGTAGCGACCATATGCACGTGATGAATCAAAAGTTGTTGATTCCCACCAAGTTTCATCAAGACCAAGGTATCCAAATCCACTAGGACCAAAATCTGGATAAGGCTCAAGGTTTCGAAACCCTGCTCCAAGTCCTCTAAAGCCTGATTGATTAGTAGCATCTACATTAGTAGGCCATCCAGGAAAAGTCCAATGGTTAGGACACGTTGATTTCATCTTACCTCCAGTATTTCCTACAGGCGATAGTGCATTTATTGTACTGTATAAAGTATCCCATTCAGTTGATGATGGTAAGTGATAACCTGCAGGACCTATACCACCATGAGTAGTATCATTGGCTGCATGCCAATTGTATATTTTTCCATAAATAGGACCATTTGCAGGGTCGTTATCATAATAACACCAAGCCCCTATTCCAGCGTTTCCTTTAGCTGTCCAATCTGTTGGGTCAGTTGCGTGATATATTGGGTCACCATTTCTATATGTATCTACATTTAAGTTACAAGCTAACCATGTTTGAGTTCCTATTTGTAGTTCTGTTCCTGTTACACAATCAGCACAAATATTAGTGGTAGTTGTTGTTGTAGTTGAACTTGTACTTGTTGTACTAGTTGTGCTAGTTGTTGTACTAGTTGTGCTAGTTGTTGTACTAGTTGTAGCATCCACTGTTAGTAGTATAAAATTAGTACATAACTCATTAACAGATCTTACTTCAATACTTGTTGTACCATCAGGAACAGCTGTAGATGTATATCCTGCTAATAAAACACTTTTTTCTATTAATTCTGCAAATGGATTTACATCTCCATTTGCATATAAATTAAATGGACCTGTGTCTATATCAGCTACTGTTAATGTTATTAATAATGTCATTTTGTTTGATTTTATACAATTATAATACCACTGCCTGTAAATGCACAGTTTACTGTTGTAGTTGTTGTTGTTGTAGGTGCAATATATATACAAGTACTTTTACAGTTTAATGTTAATCTTATCACCTTGCTCACAATCTTGTCCATGCATACATCACTTAGGTAATCAGGATTACATTGTTTGTATGTAAGGATTCTTTTATACGCCAAAAGTTGAATCATTGCTCCAGCAGGAACAACTTGATTCAACATAAATACAATATTGTTATATAGACCATTAGCATATTCTGCTAATTTACAATCTATCTTTTTTAATAAATCAGGAATGTTTGCACATTCAGGACAATTAGTTAATCTAGGTGTTAACATATTTATTATTTTTTAGCTGCGCATGTAGCACATTGTCCATTCTTCAACTGACATCCACATCCTACATTAGCTCCACATGAATTACATTGTGCCATGATTAATTGAAATTAATTTGATAGTTGTTACCTGAACAACCACAATTGGTTCTTAAAAAGTTATTTAACATATTATCTGCTTGAGTGTACAATTTATTTGCTTCATACTCTGCACAGTTGTTACCTGCAGCAATTGCTCCTTGTATAAAGAAGTTGATTGTATTTAACGTAACAGTAGATTGTGTTTTAATTGCTCTATCACATTCCATTAAATCTAATTGAAGAAAAGCTCTATCGAACTTCTCTTGTATTTTCTCTGTACGCATTATTGTTCTCTCTACATAATTTAAATATGCAGGTGCTACAGTGTACAGTAATCTATATATTCCATCAGGTAGAGGTTGTTCGCTACCCACTTCAGTAATCCCAAGATTTGCAGTGGTGTATAAATTAAATGCATTTACATCAAATGGTAATGTTGTATCACCAAATCCAGGAACAGTTATCTTTATAGATGGGCTCTCAACATCTGGTGGATCTATTGGATAGGTTGAAGCGTCCATCACTCCAAGTGAAAATACATTATATGTAGGTATTACAAGTATATCTAATTTTAAATCTGCCATGAGTTTGTTTTTGAAGGTTAATAAAAAGGGGAGAGAGTGTTTTACTCATCTCCCCTTGATACTAGGAATTTATTATTCTCTACTTATCCTTAAGGAATGTTAGTAGAAGATGTTGTTGTTGTACTAGGAGCAGCAGTTGATGTAGTAGTAGTTGTGATTACACAATTAGGATCATTATCTGTAACATCTCCTAAAGCAGCTTCTAAGATTGCTTGGAAACTAGCAGTAAGATTATTTCCACCTTGAGGGATAGCAATAATCACTGTAGAATCTTCCATAATATAATCACCCCACTGATAAGCAGACTTATCATATTCATTGAATTTGATATAGAATGAGTTATAAGTAGCACCTGCAGAAACATAAGACTCAAAGTTCTCATTGTAACCATTCATTCTGTAAAGGTGTTTCAAGTAACCAGCTTGGTAGCTATAGAAGTTTTTCTCCAATTGGATAAATTCTGCAGCTTGTCCTGAAGCATAAGAAGAACGTTGTGTGATAACAGAGTTAGCAACAATGTTACAGTTGTCAGCAACAATAAAGTCAGCAGTGGTAGCTGGACCAGAGTATACGAAAGTTCTGAAAGTCATTCTGTCATATTCAAAAGGGAACGCAGCAATATCACATGGTTGTCCATATACTGTTAAAGGTTTTCCTGTGATACGTAGAATAGTTCCACCTACATTTTCAAATGTGTAGAATTTGTTCAAGCTAATGTTGTCAGGATTGATACCAGGAGCTTGTGCAGTTAATTTTGCAATTAATTGATTAATTAATGCATTGTCATCAACATCAGTACATGGATCATCACCACAATCACAACAAGGTGCTTGGATAGTTACTGAACGTGTAAATCCGTTGAAATAAAGAGTTCTAAGGTAAGAACTGTCAGCACGAAGTGTAAGTGTGATTACATCACCACATTGTGCAGAGAAGTTAGTTACATCAGTAATTTGGTTTGCCGCAGTTGGGCATCCTGTTACTTTGTACCATTCAGTTACGTTAGCACCTGAACCAGCATTTAATTTACCTGATATCTTATCAGATCTTTTTGATGCTTGAAGATAAGTGTTCTCTCTTCCTTGTGCAACATAAAAGTAAGGAGAGTCAGCAACAGTTGCAGAAGTAGCAAATGCATAATTACTTTTAAAAATACCCACAGTACCTGCAGTCAGGTCTTGAGTTGAACCAGAGCTAGGGACAGCAGTTTGCCCTACTGGAACCACGAATAACGTGGTTAATGAAAAATCAGCCATTGTTTATTTATTTAAATTAATAGTTTATTCGTTTGTTTGAATCCTGTATGCTGCATTTTGAACAGCAGATTGATTCTCTGTATACATTGCTAAATTTTGAACTGTAAGATCTAGAAGTTCATCTTCTAAATATAATTCTAATTCACAATCTGTATCAATAGATGGAAGACCATTTAACATTATATATCCTGTTTTATTAATGTAATTAGGATAACGCATGTACATTATGTTTACAGTGATTGGTGTAAATGTTCCATCTGTAAATACACTTATTTCATCAGACGCAAGGATGTTAAATGTTTCTTGATATTCAAATGAAGGTCTGTAATGATCATTATTTAATATAAATTGAAGATCACCATGTTTAGCAAGATCTCTATTTATCCAGATTTTTCTATTCTCACACCTTCCTTTATCTGCTAGTAGATAGCTATCTACATAAAACATATATTTTGGTGAAAGCTCATGAACATTAGCAACCCATTGATTTATATTTGAATCCTTTAATGTTAATGTTAAGGGTTGATGACTGTAATCCATTACAAGACTTTGTAAATCTTCGTAACGTTTTTTAAATGAATCTTGCCCTAATCCACTAGTAACACTTATACCATCAACCTTTTGTTTTATCAACTTAATCTGAGCCTCATTCAAAGCTAAGATCTTGTCTTCTAATTGAATCTGTTGGTGCTCATTAGTTGATAGTTTATTTAGTCTTTGATCTACTTTATATAATAAACTATCTACTGGGATCATATGCTTTTATATTTTTAAAACTAGCTCCTTAAATAGCAGCTAGTTTTTTAGTTTTTAATTTACCTTCTAATATCAACAACTCATCTTGGTTATCATCATCAGCTAAGAATCTAACTAAGTCATCTTCATCTTTTGCTATTTCATATTCACCTTCATATATCTTACCGTTAGGTTTGATTCTATATACTGAATGTGCTGTTGCTTGTTTAACTAAATCTTTAATATGGAGTAAGTCATCTTTCATTGTAGCAAATCTATTGAACACTTCAACTGGATTTAATCCTGAATATTTACCATTCTTAAATTCTGTTTGTTTCAATACGTTATCTACTTGATTGTAAACAACTTCTTCTTTGGTTTCTTCTGTTACTGGAAGTCCTAAAAGTCTTGCAACTTTCTTTTTCTTTTCAGGAGTCATTGAATCAAACATAACAATTGCTTTGTTGATCAATTGTTTTTTCTTATATATAACTGCATTCTCAATCTCATCATCTACAACATAGAACTGTGTCTCTGCTGGATACTCACCTCTTTCCCAAGCTTGGTGACTTGATGCAATAGTTGGATGTACTCTCAACCATGAAAAAGCTATTTCTTGAAAAGGAACTGATAGATCAAAGAAGTTATCACCATCCATTAATTTAACAGATTGTACGTGAGTCTGGTCATCTGTAGAAGTTGATAGTCCATAGTTCCAGAATTGTGAACGAGGTCCTAAATCAATATCTCCTAAATCATACTCAAGTTTTTCTTTAAGCTTAGTAACTCTCTCGATCTCTAACTCTTTTTCTAGAGGATCTGAAATTCTTCTGATGTATGAAGCAGTGGGATCTAATCCTGTTCTGTACTTACCATCTAATTCTTTATAAGGATATTTGAATACACCTGTTCCAGGGATTCTTGTCATTCCTTTTTGTGCTAGTCCACTGTCCATTGTTTGCAATTGCGAACTGTTATACTCACGTTTAATCGTAGAGATTTTGCCTGTCTTACCCATAATGTAGTTAAATTTAATTTATTTGGTTTAATTTGTAGAGTGTCCCAATTGAATGGAATGCGACTGTGGACACCACAATCCATCACTCTGTTTGAGAAGCTTCCCCTCTAGGAGGGAGAGGAGGTGAGGGGATTCTTCTCGGAAAAAAGAGACATAAGCTGTTCTATAATGGGAAGCTGTACGCCTACTATTATTATTAGAATTGTGGGATTTCCTCGATCAACACAGTTCTTGACAAATCTTCGATGAATACATCACATCTGTCTTTCATCCAAATTTCATATCCTGGGAATTTGTTAGCTGAACTCATACCTTGAGACTTAGCAAAACCTAAGTGGTGACGAGTACCATCAATATAACCCCAAGTCATAGAAGGAGCACCTTTCATACGCACTTCTCTAATGTTATTCACCATAGAACCATCACCCATTGGAGAAACATCAAACACCATAAATACTGGAGTAGATTTTTTGTTTTGTCCAAACTCTAGGTTAGTTTGTGGTAAATCTAATTCTTTTAAGTGAATAAGTTCAACACGACCAGTCTCACGAGTTACCATTGCATCAAATGCAAAGTTGTAAGTGATGTGTTGTCCTTCACCTTGCATGTATCTGTTTCCAGAATCAGCCATAAAAGTAAGACCTGAATTTAATGCATCAGTTTTCAAAGCTTGTTGGAATACATCGAATCCAGCTTCGTTAGTGTACATTTTAACTCGTCTGTCTTTAACATCCACTCTTCTGTAGAAAAGATCACCAAATACTGAACGAATCAAGTTAGCAGAGAATTCACCTCTGTTGTATTGTACTAAGTTACCATTGTTACGCATTCTGTGGTAAACACCAGCAGATGTACGTTTAACTTCTTGTTTAGAACCGTTAGTTTTAACTGTACCTGGTTTAGCCCAGATCATACGTTTAACTTTCAATTCCAACATAGATTTACGCATCCAGAACTCAATGAACGGTTCCCATTTAACATCATTACGAGTTAAAGGTAATTGGTTACGTCTTTGTGGAGCATATACCAAGATGTCAAGAGCTTTACCTGAAGCATCAACCATCATTTTATCATCAGCCCATTCTGTGATTTTGTGCTCATATCCATATGCAGAACCTAAAGATTCGAACATTGTGATTTGCTCACCTAATCTTGGAAGACCTAATAAGTCTTGATCAAATTCTCCAATAGCTGCATCAACTAATTCAAGTTCTATACCATATTGTAAGAATAAAGGATTAACAAAATCAACAGTAGGATTATCAGTCACAAGAGTGAATGAATACAAATATCCTGCATTCCATGGTAATGGATCTTTGATTACGTAGAAACGTGGACCATACTGACGTGTACCTACAGATATGATAGCGTTTTTAGAGAACTCATTAGTATCTAATACTAATTGGAATTCTTGACCATCAATACCAACTTTACCTGTATCCTCAAGGATAGTAGATGTAAAGTTAGGAATGTCAATAATTTTTGGGAATTTGTAAGGAACTGCTACTTGCCATTTCCATGCATCACTATTATTATCGATATAATAAGGTGTGCTTTTGTTGATCATGTCAAGAAAGTCATTACTGTACAATGAGCTCTGGGTATAAAGACTGATGATTTTTTTGTCATAGTCCGCAGGCTCAGTAGAGTGAAAACTTTCCAAGTGATTCGAGTCTGTAAGTTTACCTACTGCACGTTTGTCCATAGACGCTACACGAGCATAAGTAAAACCAGTTAACCCAGGGATTGTTTGAACTGCCATTTTATTTGAATTTATTAATTATTAATTTGTTATTGAAACCACGATTTTGTATTAACACTACTTGCTCCTGTACCAGTGCTCTTAGCTTTGGTAACTTGTCTTGCAACTTCTCCAAACAGTTCGTTAGATTTCTTCGTAACACCTGTTCTTTGTATAGCTGATAATGTAGGATCTTTTTCTAACATCTTCAAGATGAGTCCCACCTTAACTTTCATTGCGTGGTTCTCAGGTCTTTTCATATCAAGAATAGCACGATCAAAGTCTGTAAGAGTTTCTCCTGATGGAGTTTTCCACTTATCTACTAATAAGAAGTCTTGTAGTTCGCCAGCTAATTTTGGATTGATAGGAATACCATCAAACTCTTTTGCTTTCACCTTATCATTTAAGATGGATTGCACATTGCTTATATATTGATTTCTGACTTGAGCTTTTTGTTGTAGCTCAGCTGCAGATTTATCTTCTAGTTCTTGTAACTTAGCTGCTTCTTTTTTAACTAGCACCTTGTGGTTTTTAGTTGCAACGCTTTCTAA